GCGACCGATACTTCCTCAGGCGGACGTCAGGGGCGGGGCCGCAGGAAACGCGGACCGGGGCGCGGAAGACCGGTCACGCCTCCCCTGCCACCGTCCCCAGTGCCACCGTCTCCCTCTTCTGGTGGGGCAGGGTTCTGGGGGCGCATGATGGGGCGCGCCGGTGGGTTACTTTCGTCTGTCGGTAGCCGCATGGGGCTGGGGCGTTTCTCCGGCTTTTTCCGCAGTGCCGGTGGACTGGCCGGCCGGCTGGGTGGCGGTGCCCTGTGGGCTGGCGCGATGGCAGCCCCGGTTCTGCTGGATGGCAGCGCCAGTGCCACAGACAAGGGAGAAGCGGTCGGCTCTCTTGCAGGCAGTATTGCCGGTGGTGCGCTGGGGGCGGCAGCCGGACCTGTGGGGATTGCCATTGGTTCTACGGTGGGCAGCTATCTCGGTAACTATCTGGGGGGATGGCTGACTGAAGCCTGGCAGAAATTACGGGGCAGTGATGATGAAAGCAGTGGACAGGCGGTACAAAAAGCCTCTGCCCGTGTGGAGCTGGTTGCCCCGGAAGGGTGGCAGGCTCGCAGTATTGATATTGATGACACGTCCGGTCACGGACTGGATGTGAATGTCTGGAACGGAGGGAATTATGGCCTCTGGTGACGGTCGTGGTGCGTTCCGTGGTGTGCCGTTCCTCGTCTGGCGTGAGCAGCGCGAACGTGGCGGGCGAAACATTGTCCGTCGGGAATATCCGTTACGGGAAACCGGTGGGGCAGACGATCTGGGACCTAAACTGGCTGAATTTACGTTCAGTGTACTTGTGATGGGGGATGATGTTCAGACGCAGCGAAATCGTCTGCGTGATGCCCTTCGTGCTCCCGGTGCCGGGGAGCTGCTTCACCCGGATTACGGCACGTTAAATGTGCTGATAAACAGCTTTGAAAGTCGTTATAACGCCGCTGAACAGGGCGTGGTTGAGTTCACCATTAATGTCACGCCGGTAAGTGATGATACCGCACCTGCTGTCACACAGGACACGGCCGCCATTCTGGAGCAGAAGAGTACCACCGCGCTCGGGCAGGTTTTTGAAACCCTGGAAGCGGGCTGGACGGTGATCTCTGACGGAATGCACGATGTCCAGGCAATGACCGAAACCATCAGTGATAAGGTGTCCGCCCTGGAAAATGCCGTTTCCGGCATGGGGATTGTACAGGATATCAGTGCCTTTACTGCCACGTTCACGGCGCTGAAAGGGAATGCCACGGCATTACTGACAGCACCTTCCCGCATGGCCTCATCTTTTGCGGGGCTTTTCAGTGCCCTGATCACCCTGCCATCGCTGCCGTCACTGTCTTCAGGAGGCCTGAATACCCGGCCCGGTGGCAGTATCGGCCGGACGACATCCGCCGTCTCTCAGGGAATGCCGCAACTGTACAGGACATTATCTTCCCTGCGTTACGTGCTGGATGAGCAGGATAATCCGCAGACTCTCATCGGTCTGACACCGGCAGCACAAAAGAATATTCGTCTGATACGGGCGGTAATGCAGAGTGCTGCCGTGGTGGCCCAGGCACAGACCGTGGGAAAACTGCTGGATCAGGTTCTCAGTCAGGAAACCCTGCCGGACAGTGACGCAGCCCACCGTACCTGGCCTGTCTGGCTGGAAAGTTCAGTTGATCTTCAGCGCATTAACCGTGACTTAAGCGAAGCGCTCGAACGGCAGGTGATGACACTGTCCGGGCAGGGGTATACCGCCACGGCGCTGACGCTTCGTGATGCCAGACTGGCACTGACAGAGGATCTGAATACACGGGGAGTTCAGCTACCCGGTGCAACAGTAGTGACTGTACGTACCACCGAGCCTGCACTGGTGACCCTGTACCGTGCCACCGGGAACAGTACCGGCTGGCAACGTTTTGTGCGCCGTAACGGTATTGTTGATCCGCTGTTCATTCCCGGAGGCCATTCAGTGGAGGTGATTAGTGAGCAGCAGGGTTGAACTGTATCTGGGCGGTGAGATTTTTTCCGGCTGGCTGACGGTGAGTGTTCGTCGCTCTCTTGAACATCTGGCGGGCTCCTTTGAACTGGGGGTAATGATGCCCGGTGTACGCCTTCCGTCATCCGTCCGTGCCGGTCAGTCTCTGGAATTGCGCATTGACGGTCAGCCTGTGATCACTGGCTGGCTGGATCAGGTCCGGCAGCGCATCAGCGCCACGCGTTTTCAGATCACGCTCAGCGGACGGGATAAAACCGGTGACCTGGTGGACTGTTCAGCCATTCATCCGGGCAGCCAGTGGAGGAACCGCACGCTGGAGCACATTGCTTCAGATTTGTGTGCTCCGTTCGGGGTCACGGTGCGCTGGCAGGTAAATGATGCAACGGCAGCCCGGCCCTTTTCCACCTTCACACTGGAAAATTCAGAAACCGTGGCAGATGCGCTGACACGGGCCGCGAGACACAGAGGCGTCCTGGTAACCAGTAATGCCGCCGGTGAACTGGTTTTCACTCAGGCCGGCAGTCAGCGTGGCGACACGCTGACGCTGGGCGAAAATCTGCTGGATTTGGATCACAACGTGGATCACCGTCTGCGCCACAGTGAATACCGTGTACGGGGGCACGGGCGTGGTGGTGGTCATGCCGGGGATGCACTGACAGCCGGAACGCTGGCTGCACCAGTTGGTACGGTGACAGACAGTGCCATCCACCGTTACAGACCGAAAATTGTGCTGGCGGATCATGCTGTTGATGCAGACGGTGCACGCCAGAGGGCTGTCCGGGAAATGCGCCGGGCGGTTGCCCGCTCTGTGCGCCTGACAGCCACCGTGCGGCACTGGTTTCGGGAGAACGGCCAGTTGTGGGATATCAACCTGCTGACGGCTGTCACGGCTCCCCGCACCGGAGTGGAAGAGCGTGATCTTCTTGTCTGTCAGGTGGAGTTTTCGCTGGATGCAAATCACGGCGAAACCACCCGTCTGATTCTGGCACCCCGTGACGGCTTTATTGTTCCGGCAGAGCCGGGAAACAGCGGAAGCGGAAATGCGGGTGACGTGGACGCCTTCGTGCGGGCACAGATGAAAAAACAGGGGATTAAATTCAATGATGAATGACGAAGTCATCAGCCGCCTTCTGGCCCCCGTGATGCGGGGTGTTCGTCTGCTGTTCGGGCGTGGTGTACTGACCGGCACAACGGACACGCTGAAAATCCAGAATGTGCAAATCACCGGTATGGATGGTGAAACCTTTGATGACGTTGAACGCCCCCAGCAGTACGGGCAAATCAGCGTCCCCCTGCCTGGTGCGGAAGTTTTTCTGGCCTGTGCTGGCGGACAACGGGATCAGGCCGTGGTGCTTGTGGTGGAAGACCGCCGCAGTCGCCCGACCGGACTTACCGCCGGAGATACCGGCGTGTATCACCATGAGGGGCACCGTATACGTCTGACAAAGAACGGCCGGATCATTGTGACCTGTAAGACGCTGGAGATTTACGCCGATGAAGGTGTTCAGGTGGATACACCGGAGGCTCACTTTACCGGTAATATCACAGTGGATAAGAACCTGCATGTCAAAGGCAATGTGTCCATTGACGGCACCGGAAGATCACAGGGGGCGTTCACGATGTCCGAAGCGGTTATTGCCGGGATCACCTATTCAGGTCATGTGCATCACGATAACGGTGAAGGCAGCAAAACGGGAGGACCAGAGAATGGCTGATATTGCTGTCGTCTGGGATCAGGGTTGTGGTTCCCTGCAACTGAACGGCGCAGATCTTCTGACGGATAACAGCCTGCTGACTGCGGTCATTATTTCACTGTTTACGGACAGGCGGGCGCTGGATTCCGATGAAATCCCTGACGGCACCCGTGACCGTCGGGGATGGTGGGGAGACAGTTTCCGGGAGCGCCCCATTGGCTCCCGTCTCTGGCTGTTAAGCCGTGAAAAGACGCTGTCCTCCGTGGTCAGCCGTGCACAGGCCTATGCTGATGAAGCGCTGGCGTGGCTGCATAAAAGCGGTGCTGCCACATCCGTGGTATGTCATGCCATGCGTGTGGGGCATGATCGCCTTTCGCTTTCCGTGAAAATCACCCTGCCGGACGGAAGCAGACATCCGATGATTTTTTATGCTGATATGAAGGGGGAATGATGCCTTATCAGCCCTTACCACTGGCGCAACTGATCACACAGACACAACAGGATATCAGCCAGCGCCTGCCCGGTTCGCAGCCGGGCGTGAATGAAACCACCCTGAATGCCATTGCGTATGCACTGGCGGGTCTGTCAGCACAGGAGCATGAACATCTGGCCTGGATCTCCCGGCAGATAATTCCGACAGAAGCTGATGAAGCCGAACTCCTGAAACACTGCGCATTCTGGGGTGTCATCCGTAAACCGGCTTCCCGCGCTGACGGACCGGTACAACTGATGCTGACCACGGATGCAGGGATCACGGAAGGCGTACTCCTTCAGCGAAGCGATGGTGTTGTGTACCGCATCACCGGCTCTGCGACCGGAAAAGCCGGAACACTGAATGTTAATGTGGAGGCGGAAAGTGCGGGGCGCGCCGGAAATACCCCGACCGGAACCCGCCTGTCCTTTATCACGCCACAGGCGGGCATCAACCAGACAGCCACGGTTACCGGCACGGGACTCACCGGTGGTGCGGATGTGGAAACGGTGCCGGAGTTGCTGTCCAGGCTGGTATTCCGGGTACAGAACCCGCCATCAGGGGGAACACAGTATGATTTTGAACGCTGGGCACGGGAAGTACCGGGCGTGACGCGGGCATGGTGTAAGCCTGAATGGCCTGAGGCGGGTAGTGTTGGTGTGACTTTTGTTCAGGATAATAACCCTGACATTTTCCCCGGAGAAGGTGATGTGAAGCGGGTGGCGGATTATATCCGCAGTCATGATGATCCGGCGACGGGCCAGCCCGTTGGTCAGCCACTTGGGCCGACAATCAGCGTGTTTAAGCTGACCAATAAGCCGGTGGCGTTTGAGATCAGGATTGTACCCAAAACGCCGGAAAATCAGGCTGCCGTAAAACAGGCATTAACGGACCTGCTTTATAACGAATCGCGGCCGGGTGGACTTGTATTGCCTTCATCATTCTGGCGGGCTGTTGCAGGGGTGAAAGGACTGGAGGATTTTGAAGTTCGCAGTCCGCTGAAGTCCGTGATGGCCGGAGATACAGAGTTGCTGACCGTGGGGGAAATCACATGGCTGTAACCCTGACCCCGCATCAGCGCGCCCTGTTGCAGTTGCTGCCTGACGGGCTGGCATGGGATAAGCGGCCGTCATCCGTTCTTGCAGCTTTGTGCCTGGGCCTCAGTCATTCCACGGAGCGTGTTTCCTGGACCGGTAACCAGATGCTGGCAGAACGTTTTCCTGATTCATCCCGTCTGCTGCTGGAAGACTGGGAGCGTTATCTGGGGTTACCGGAATGTGATATGACCGGCGCAACCATTCAGGAACGTCAGCGTTATGCAGGGAATAAATACCGGATGAAACCCTCTCTTAACCGTGAATTTTATATCCGGTTTGCGGCAGAGTTTGGTTATGAAATAGATATCCAGCCATCACCGGATTCACAGTGGGTCAGTATTGTCACGATAAACAGTGAAACCGGCTACCGGAATATGAATGTGCTGGATGATATTCTCACGCCGCTGCGTATTTATGAGGGCGGTGCGCTGGAATGTATTCTGAACCGTTATAAGCCTGCATGGCAGACGTTTATTTACGTATATGCAAACAGTCACGAAGAGGGGAATATTTAATGTTCCATGTTGATAATAATTCCGGCGTGGCGAATATGCCTGCGCTGGCACCGGCGCAGAGTAATACCACCACCTGGTTTACCGAAGGTGACGGACAAAAAGGTATCAGCTGGATTGGTCAGGACTGGCTGAATATTCTCCAGGCCGAACTGCTGAATATTCTGGCTGAAGCCAGTATTCAGCCGGATAAGGCGCAGTTAAACCAGCTTACGCTGTCCATTAAAGCCATTATCGCTGCGAATGCCTTTTCCCGGAAAAACAACCTGAAAGAAATTGCTGATGCCGGTGCGGAAGCCCAGCGTCTTGCCCGTGGTTATCTTGGTCTTGGGGCGCTTGCCACAAAAAACAGTCTTGGTCCCGGTGACGTTAATGCTCTGGCGAAGGATCAGAACCTTGCCGACCTGGAGAATGCGGGAACCGCCCGTAATAATCTGGATGTTTACAGCAAAAGCGAAGGTGATAACCGTTACCTGCGCAGGGAGCAGAACGGCGCAGACATTCCGGATAAAGGCGCTTTTATCGATAACGTCGGTTTACGGGAAACGGTAAATAAGGCGGCGAATGCCCTGCCATCGAACGGAACGGCTGTTGCAGCGAATAAACTCGCCACTCCAAAAAATATTAATGGTGTCCCATTTGACGGAACGCAGGATATAAATATTACATCGGGGATGACGCAGTCTGTGGCTGACTCACGTTATGTTCAAAGCATTCGAAGAGGTTCAAGGTCAACGATTGGAATGCAATATAATATTTTTGAAGTTCCTGACGGATGCGTACTTACAGGGCTTGATGTCGCTGGTGATGGTAATGCAACGGTAACCGCATATTATCGACCTGTTCAGTTTCTGATAGATGGTTCGTGGAAAACAGCTTCCAGCGCATAAAAGTGCAGTAGTTCAAAAAACAGATTATCTGAATAAATATATGATGATTTTGTCTTTTCAACAAAAACAAGGTGAAATAATGGAGCTTATTAACGTAAAACGATATTACCCGGAACACAAACCCTATGGTGAGGATGTTCAGTATTTCCAGAGTGAGGACGGAAGGGATTTTTATGAATCTATCCCGCTTTTCACAAAGAAATACAAACTCTGTATTTCGCCTGTAACGGGTATTATCTGCTCTGTTGCTGAAGATGTCTCTGCTTTATATCCGGCAGGTTTTACTGTTGTTGAAGTGGATGAACTGCCGGAAGGTGTGAATATTGACGGTAACTGGCAGTTTTCTGATGGCCTGATATCAAAGGTGCCGGTAAACTGGAAGACGGTTGCTGAAAATCGCCGCTCATCGCTGCTCCAGGAAGCCAACGAAACCGTGGATGACTGGAAAACAGAATTAAAACTGGACATGATTAGCGATGAAAATAAATTACAGCTGACGCGCTGGATGGCGTATATCCGACAGCTTAAAGAAATGCACTTTAATGATATTGCCAGTGAGGGGCATTACCAGGCGATTCCCTGGCCGGAAAAACCGGAATAATTCAGAGGGTGCATTCAGCACCCTTTTCTGTGGTTTACACTGAACTTACCGTTCTCCAGGCATTATTAATATAAATCTGAACCGGGCGATAATAGACCCCACCGATATTGTCCGCAGACCGGGAGCCGGTTTCCTGCACGTTAATTCCGGAAAGCATACAACCGGAAGGTGCGCTGTAATTCCATGACATTTCATTGCCTCCGGGTGAATGATAGCTCTGTGCTCCAAGCTGAACATTCTGTACATACCGGCCATCTGCGGTTGACTGCGTCATTCCTGACGTGATGTTGATATCCAGCGTTCCGTCAAAAGGAACACCATTAATATTTCTTGGGGTGGCGAGTCTGTTTGCTGCCACGGCGGTTCCACCCGATGGCAGGGCATCAGCAGCCTTATTTACCGTTTCCCGTAAACCGAGGTTTTCAGGGATACCGTATATCTGTTTTAAAAGGCATTTTCACCTCTTTTTAAGGAAGGTAAATACATGCTGATTGGCTATATACGCGTATCAACAAATGACCAGAACACCGGTTTACAAAGAAATGCGCTGGAATGTGCAGGATGTGAGCAGATTTTTGAAGACAAAATGAGTGGTAAAACGACACAGCGGCCGGGACTGAAGCGGGCACTGAAGAAACTAAAACCCGGTGACACGCTGATGGTCTGGAAACTGGACAGGCTGGGGCGCAGTATGCGCCACCTTGTTGCGCTGACAGATGAATTACAGCAACAGGGGATAAATTTTCGTAGTCTTACTGACAACATTGATACGTCAACCCCCATGGGGCGCTTCTTTTTTCACATAATGGGTGCGCTGGCAGAAATGGAGCGTGAATTAATTGTCGAACGGACACGGGCTGGTCTTGCAGCTGCCCGTGAAAGGGGACGAACCGGCGGCAGACCCCGCCGTCTCACGCAGGAACAATACGAGCAGGTCGGGCGTTTACTGGCCGGGGGTGTCAGTCGAAGACAGGTGGCACTTATTTTTGATATCGGTCTTTCAACCCTTTATCGTTATTATCCTGCGAGCGTTTCGGAAAAATAAGACGCTCTCTTTGTTGGGCCTTTACTGAATTAACGCAAAATGGCGTTTATCGGTCTGTGGATATGATAATTCAGTTTATTCAGGAACAGGCTGATTATTATGACGTCCAAATGGGTTCAACTATCATCAATGCCCGGAAACTTTACTGTTAAAGTTTCCGGTGGTACAGCGGCATTTCTTGAGGCTCCCTTTCCTCCGGTCGAAACAAAAGGAGGAATGACATTTGCTGACTGTCTCATCAGTTTTAATACACGGGATTGCCTGTGGGTAAGGCCAGTATCCGGTGATCCGAGTGTGGAAATTACCGGAGCGGGTATTGGTGCGGTCATTCCGTTAAGTGCTGATGTTGCCGGCACTGCTGAACCGTCAGACTGGGATAATGCTGAAACACATACCCGTCCGTCAGGAAATGAAACTGCTTCCAGCTCCCCTTCCTGGTATTACGTGGTGGTTCTTGCTGGTCAGTCAAACGGTATGGCTTACGGTGAAGGTCTGCCACTGCCGGAGACATATGACCGCCCCGAACCGCGTATTATGCAGTTAGCCCGTCGCAGTACAGTCACGCCGGGAGGTAAAGCCTGTCAGTATAACGACATCATTCTGGCCGACCACTGTCTGCATGATGTGCAGGATATGAGTGGAAAAAATCACCCGAAAGCGGATGTGGCTAAAGGGCAATATGGCACCGTGGGTCAGGGGCTTCACATTGCCAAAAAACTGCTGCCGTTTATTCCGGCAGATGCGGGGATTCTGCTGGTTCCCTGCTGCCGTGGTGGTTCTGCATTCACGGCGGGTGCTGACGGCACGTACAGTGACAGCACGGGTGCTTCAGAGGACTCAGCCCGCTGGGGTGTGGATAAGCCGCTGTATAAGGACTTAATCAGCCGGACAAAAGCGGCACTGGCGAAGAACCCGAAAAACCGCCTGCTTGCTGTGGTGTGGATGCAGGGCGAGTTTGATATTGATGCGAAGCCGACGGAGCATTCCGCGCTGTTTCTGGCGATGGTGGAAAAATTCCGCGCAGACCTGGCTGAACAGGCGGAACAGTGTACCGGTGGCAGTGCTGCTGGCGTTCCGTGGATTTGTGGCGATACCACGTATTTCTGGAAACAGAAAAATGAACCGGCATACCAGGCAATCTATGGCGGCTACAAAAACAAAACAGATAAAAACATTCATTTCGTTCCATTAATGACAGATGAAAATGACGCGAATGTACCCACCAACAATCCGGCAGAAGACCCGGATATTGAATCCATTGGTTATTACGGCTCAACGTGGCGTAACAGTGCCGCCACCTGGACATCTGCGGACCGGGCCAGCCATTTCAGTTCATGGGCACGTCGTGGGATTATTTCCGACCGTCTGGCCACGGCAGTTCTGACTCATGCGGGGCGAACCACAGTAAAAGCCGATGTTCCATCTTCTGAAACTGAAGCACCAGTGCCGTCACCTTCAGAAACTGAAGCAGTAACCACAACACTGCTGTCTTATCGTGTCAGTGAGTCAGAAGGAAATCTGAAAGCCCAGGGCTGGGAGCCGGCTGGCGGTAAAGCTGAAATTATCAGTGATGCAGGAGGCACAGGTGGTAAGGCAATGAAACTGACCAAGGAAACAGGTAAATCATCCTGGTATCTGGATCATGATGCCGGTACTGGTGCTGAACTGCTGAAAAATGGTGGTTTAATCAGTTGTCGTTTTAAAGTACCGGGCGACCTGGTGGCAAACCAGTATGTCATGGCGCTTTACTGGCCGGTTTCCTCTCTGCCGCAGGGTGTCACCCTGACAGGGGATGCAGGGAATAATCTGCTGGCATCGTTCTACATCCAGACAGACGCAAAAGACCTGAATGTGATGTACCACAATGCAAAAGTGGCAACAAATAACCAGAAACTGGGAACCTTTGGTGCATTTGATAATGAATGGCATACGCTGGCCTTCCGTTTTGCAGGAAATAACAGCCTTCAGGTTATTCCGGTTATTGATGGTCAGGATGGTGCCGCGTTTACCCTGACGCAGTCACCAGTAGGAACTTTCCCGGTGGACAAACTCCGCGTAACGGATATCACAAAAAATGCAACTTACCCGGTGCTGATTGACAGCATTGTGGTGGAAGTGAAAAAAGCGGTAACAGAATAAAAAAATCCCGCCGGTCATGATATGGCTGGCGGGAGCTACCTAACCCATAAAGGAAAATAAAAATACTCCCGAAGGAGTGGTTATCAGTCGCTTCGATGTTTTTACCCGATAACGAATTATGTAGTCAATATCAAAGGTAAGGTTATATGACATTCGTTCATACAATGCTGCTTTATTTCTGCGCAGTGGTCAGTGCGTTATATCTGGTGAGCGGCGGTTATAAGGTCATCAGAAATTATATTCGCCGTAAAATTGATGATGCGGCAGCTGAAAAACTCAGTAAAACAGCACAGGCACCGTCATCCCCAAACGACCCGACCCCGCTCTGATAACGGGGCAATATACCTGCAAAAGGAGAATATTCATGCCAGAGATTAAAGGCACGGTTACTGAAGAGCTTGTCAAACAGGCACTTTATTCTGAAGAAGTGAACCGCGTGCTGAAGGCGCAGGTTCGCAAGGATTTTGAGGCACAAATCGACGCATATGTTGATGAAGTGCTGGCCCGAATGGTTGGCCGTTCTCCGGCTGAAAACAGCACGGAAAATGATCCTCAACCCGTAGAGCAACCAGAGCCGGTTCAGCCCGGAACTGACGGTACTATGATGTAACAATACCGACCGGCAGGTTTCCCTGCCGGGTGAGTTTGTTAATGCACGTTTTGTGTATTTTCCCTCCTGGGAGAACAGGCAGGACATATCAGCATCCTGAAACAGGAAGCATTTTTGGGTTTGTATGTCTTGCCATTTTGAGATCGAGAACGGCGATAGATGAGCTGTAAGGGAGTCTTACAGGCAGGGCAAACAGGCTCTTTCATCCATGATAAAGATCTCCTTTTTATGCATCTCTGCTTTACAGGAGACCGGGGAATATCATAGGATACGCCACGAGCTCGAAGTAAAGCATTGATGCAAAATTGTCTAAATCGGCCCAGAATAGTTCGCGCTATCTGGGTCGCTCTTTATGTATGTAGTATCCCATTGATTTGAAACATACTACATATACGCGCGATCCTACCTTCACTATATAAAAAGTCAATAAAATGATCATTTTATGATCGTTTTCACCACCTAACTCTTCGTTTTCTTTAAGTAAATAATCACCTACCTGAATCATTGTTGATGACTTTTCAATCTATTTGTTGTATCAATTAAACAAATCGAATCGATCGTTTTTGTCGATCGATTGCATGAGAAAGGCATCAACAACAAAGCAGGAGGTTATGCGGCCATGTATCGAAACATACGGTGCCGACACTGCAATAAGCTACTGGCACGGGCCAGTTTCAGTTATCTGGAAGTAAAATGTCCGCGCTGTAAAACCCTCAATCAAATCACATCTCCGAGCGCCACAGAGCACCCCACATACACAAGGAAATCCTGTCGTGGGGAACAGAAAGCAAGTCACATCCCGAATCATCAGCACGCCTGAACTTATTCGCTATAACGACAATATCGTTGGTTATGGCTCCCGTGAGTTGCGGGTTGAGACAATAAGTTGCTGGCTGGCCAGACTGGTCATCGTCAATAAACATTACAGCCACCGTTTCGTAAATAACTCCTACCTTCATCTGGGCATATTTTCAGAACGGGAACTTGTTGGCGTAATGCAATGGGGTTACGCCCTTAACCCAAACAGTGGTGCACGCGTCGTAACGGGTACGCAGAACCGAGAATATATGGAGCTTAACCGGCTATGGCTGCATGACTGTATGCCGAGAAACTCCGAATCAAGGGCAATCAGTTACGCGCTCAAGCTAATCAGACAGCTTTATCCGCAGGTACAGTGGGTTCAGTCGTTTGCAGATGAGCGTTGTGGCTGTCTTGGTGTCGTGTATCAGGCAAGCAATTTTGATTATGTAGGCAGCCATGAATCAACATTCTATGAACTTGATGGCGAGTGGTATCACGAGATTTGCAGGAATGCCATTAAACGAGGCGGACAACGAGGTGAACATCTGAGGGCTAATATCGACAGAGCCAGTGTTCATAAGTTCCGACAGTTTCGTTACATCCGGTTTCTGAACAAGAGGGCCAGAAAACGCCTCAACACAAAGCTATTCAAAGTCCAGCCTTACCCAAAACCACAAACTGTTAAAACCGGTTTGAAAGAGATTGGGTGA